ACGTCTTTGGCGGTTTCCTGAGCTTGAAGGTCGGCATTTACAGCACGGGAGAAGGTGCCGTCCGCTTCAGCGACTTCAGCTACCGGGCTATCGGGCAGGTTTCCAACGCCTGAACCTGCCACGGGCTTGCTTCCATTTTTACATAATATGCATTCCCTTCCGGGTTAATTCCTTGGGAGCTTGGTATATCAGCCTTTGCTGTACCCGGTAGGGTCATACCAATTGCGCATAACAACATTGCTGCACTAGCCGCTAACTTCCGTGCTAGTGCTGTCCAGGCTCGTCCAGCCGCTCCGTCTGATCGGACCGCTTTGATTGCTACTAACCACTGTGCCGGGTCTTCTCCGGCCATCGTTGCCATTTGGGCTATTAGCTCCTCATCGGGGTAGGCGTCTTCTTTACGCCATTGGCTAACTACCTGCCTAGATCGTCCTAGGCGTTCTGCTAGGGCCGTGTCCGTCGTTAGGTGCTGGGCTTCTTTGGCCCGATCCATCAACGCCTGTAAAACACTCATGTCCGACTCCTACTTGACAACATGTCCGACAATAGGTTGTCATACACCTGTCCGACAAACATCGGACACCCGGGTCCGCTGCCCTAGGCGGGTCGCCCGGGTTTTCTAGGGCTAGGGCAGGGGGTAATTCCATGAATCACCTATTCAACCTCTGGGTCATCGGTCTCGTACTGTTCTTACTGTATTGGCTTGACCGCTTTGTCTCTGCTGTTATTTCTTACCGTCAAAACCGACACGCCTCCCGCTTACGCGCATTGGCGTTCATGTCGGAAGTTCGCTTCGCTCACGCTTACGGCTTACCTCCTTTCCAGCAATCCAACGTTGCAGCCCTTCGGCAACTCGATTTGGATTCGCCCTTCGCTTACTGCCGTCCCCCAGGTACTCCATCGGGCTCTCACCGGGTAATGCCCTGTGCACAGGTGATTCAGATGCCGGGTCATCCCGATGGAGTGCCTTCTAATGCTTAAGGTCAATCTCTGGCTCCTTGCGTGGTTCGTTCCCTTGTGGCTCCTGCGTTCAGTTGAACCGGGTCTAGGTCGTTGGGCTCTCTGCCTCATCGTCGTCTATGCCTTCGTTCAATGGCTAGTTGCCTTGGTCGTCCTCGTTCGTAGTGGGGTGGGCAAATGACAACGCCTAGCAATCCTGAGCGATTGACCTTCGAGGATTACCTCGGTCGTGCTTTTGTCTACGCCGTGGGTACTGCCATTGTTATCGCAACCGCATCAGTTGCTTCTTTCTTAGCTCTGTTCGTTATCAGTAAAGCGCATTGCGAGTTCAGGCCAGAGTCGCAGCGTTGCATTGCCATAGAAGCTCGAGCCGCTGCTCGTGAGGCTCGTGGTGTCAATTCAGGGCTCTATCCATGAGCCCGGTCGTCTGTGAAGACTGTGATGACCCTGTGGTGCCCACGGTGACCGGCTGGTATCGATGCCGCATGTGTGGCTATGAATCGCTGCGTGCGCCTGTTCCGCGTCCTTCTAGCGGCCTCGATTCCTACATAGATTCACAGCTTGGAAGCGCCGCAGGCGCTGGGCTTGTCTCTTTATTCGATAAGTCATAAGCCATATGCAAATTTCTACAGGCCAAATGAAGCAGACACGTATCGTGAAGATGCAGAAGGGTGTTATCGCCGCTGGTCGTGCTTTGGATAACAAAGCTCGTGAGCTTTACGGTGAACCTCGTTTCATTCCCCAGGGCAAGAAAGGGGCAGGGGAGTACTCCAAAGCTTCTCCGTACCGTGCCGCGCTTATCACGCTCACCTATGCCCCCGGTGTTGATTGGCAACCTGACCACATTGCCAAACTACTTACCCACTATCGCAACTGGTTTAAGCGCAATGCGAAGGGTCATCCGTTCCTGTACGTCTGGACGGTAGAGCTACAGCAACGCGGCATTCCGCATTACCACATCGTTGTATGGCTTCCCCGTGGTGTTGTTCCGCCATTGCCTGACTCCCAAGGCTGGTGGCCGCACGGCAAAACCAATGCCATCTATGCCCGTTCTCCGGTTGGCTACATCGCCAAATACGCCAGCAAAGGTGAAAACCAATCTGGTCATCACTTGCCTCCACGCTGCCGCCTCTGGGGCCACGGTGGTCTAACGATGGTCGAACGTGGGGAAATTGCATTCGCTACCTGTCCACGCTGGCTCAAGGGCGTTATTCACCATGAAGCGCACCCCATCAAGAAAAGTGTCGAAGTGCTTACTACCTTGGCCTCCGGAAAGGTCGAAGTTATCAAGCGAGCTGCATGGGTGCTTAAAGCTGGCTTGGCCGCTGGATGGGCCTTCTTCTCTCCTTTTGACTTCGACGGTTTTTCAGAATCAGGAATCACGCTACGCCATCTCGGCGTGATTGAGGCCCTGACTCCCGATGGCGATTCCTTTCTCATCGCACATTCCTAAATAGGGCTATTTATGCAGCTTCTCATCGAAATTTTTTCCAATTCCACTCGGACCATCAAGGGCAAGAAAAAGGACGGTACACCGTTCGAAATGCAGAAGCAGGAAGGCTACTGGCACGCCGGCAAGGCTTACCCGGACCGCTTTGAATTCACGCCTCCGCGTGACTTGCCGAACGGCTATCCGCCTGGGCGCTATGAAGTCGCGTTGGAGTCGTTCCGCATCAACGGCGAATACCAGTCGTTCGAAATGGACCCCTACAACTTCAAGCTGCTCAAGCTTGCCGATGAACCTGCCAAGGTTGCGAAGGTCGGCTAATGCGTCAACTCGCTTGCATCGCATGGGATGAGGTTACAGACACCTGTACGACGCAGGCGTGGGTAGAACATCCGTCAATTCTCCCCCCTTTGACGGATGCGGAACGGGACCAATTGGTTGTAGAGATAGCTACGTTGTGGGCTATCGCTTTCTGCCTCCGGTTGGTCTTCCGTTTCATTTGGAGGGGGTAACAGCCTCAAACATGGGAGAACATCATGACCGAGGTAATTGCTGACATCGCTGCTGTCGGCCCCACGCTGGAAGCAATCGGCGGTGCGGTCATCGGCTTGGCGGTGATTGCCCTCACCTTCAAGTGGGCAAAGGGCATGGTGCTTTCCTAATAGGGAAAGTGCCGTTTCCGCCCCCGGTCATGTGGCCGGGGGTTTTCTTCTTTCCGGGGTATCTCATGGAAAATTATTTCTACGTGGTCGGTGTGCTGGGGGCGTTATGGATTTTGTTCGCGCCGTGATTGCATCCGTCATTCGTGCGCTATGTATAGGGCTTATCCTGTACGCCGTTGCAGCGTATTCGCCGAACGCGCTCGCGCAAACTGGTACCTGTCCGCCCACAGATTCACCAGCTACACGTCCCTGTGACCAAGGGCAAGCTAAATCAGCCGCCACTTCGTGGTCGGGCGCAGCAGCTAAATGCCAGGCGATAACCGGCCCCGGTCATCCCTACAATGTCATTGCTCCAACACATTCCCAGAATTCAGCGCAAGACGGTTATTACGTTGCTAATGCGCAATGTATGTACAACGGCAGCGTTGCTTCTACCGTTTCATCATTTCCAACGGTTTACTATTACGGTTCAACGTGCCTCACAGGGCAGTACCGTTCCGGCCTCTCGGATAGCTTCAACTACATAGGCTCGCTTCCTGAATGTCTAGACGGTTGCAAGGTCACCTATGGCCCTCGCGTAGAGACAACATTCAATGGGTCTACCGCCATAAGCGGTACGGGTCGCGCGTATACCGGCGACGTGTGTCCCACAACGTCTCCTCCATCGCCCACCAAGCAAGAGGCCACGCAACCGCCAGAGGACGTATGTTCACCGGCCGGTAACGGCCAGACGATGTGCGTTAAGCCTAGTGGCGAGCATTGCTCAACATCTGCGCGTGGCAATCAATTTTGCTGGTCTCCTAATGAGACAGGCACTAAAACAAATGAAGAGGCTGCACAGAAAAAAGACGTGACGGGTAAGCCTGTAACTCCTCCCAATGTTTCGATACCCAATGACAAGGAATGGAATAGGGAAGAGGGTCATCAAGCTACCGCTTGCGTCAATTCGACCTGTACCACGTACAACATCTCCAACTTTACTCAGGTACCGCGTGGCTCCGGTAATGATGGTGGGGACGGTACTGAAGAGGAATCGTCCGAAGGTGCAGAAGATGGTGAAGAGCATGACGGCTACGGTAACGGGGCTGTTAACTGCGATGTTCCGCCGCAGTGCTCTAGCAAAAGCGACGCTATCGGTTGCGCGATGCTCAAACAACATTTCAACCTTACCTGTAGGGAAGGTGATGATGATTATTCCGGCGTTCCGGATGGCATAGCAGATGCAGACATAGAAAAGCCCGTATCTGGAATCTTCCAAGCGGGTGAGGGTGGTAATGGCGGTGAGTATGGTGATGTAGACATGTCTGGTTGGGCTGGCACCGGTGCATGTCCTGTAGTGCTTTCCTTCACCATCCCTCGGTTTGGTACGTACACCATGGACGGAGAGTGGATATGCCACGTCCTTGACGTATTACGGGCTCTTATCAATGTCCTCGCTGGCATACACGCCGGTTTCATCATCGCAAGCGGTTTTAGGAAAGGAGGTTAACGATGCCAGGTCCACTCGCTGCGCTAGGTCTTGCCGCCTTTTGGACTGGCCTTACGCTCGTCATAAAGAACAGTTTCAAGTATGCAGTTTCTAAAGCGCCTGCATGGTTTGCACATGTTCTTGGCGCGTTGGGTTTGTACTATTTCGTCGCAGAACCGCTTACAGAGTTCGGCCTTGAATGGGTCAAGGGACAATTCGATGGTCTATCTGGTACCGTGGCTGAAACGGTCTATTACCTCGATGTAGATAACTACATCAGTGCCGTTTTTTCTGCTTATGCAGTTCGTGCCGCTAGTGGTGCCGCTAAAGCTGCTGTACTCGCCAAAAAACCATAAAAATAATTTCTAGGGCGCAACATGCTTACTCTCATCCTCGCGCAACCGCGCACGGGTAAATCACAGCTTGCTGTTAAGTTCGGTCTCCAACATATAAAGGAGGGCAAGCGTGTATTCGTTACCAATTTCAACCAGACAGAGGAACAGCGTCTAAAGTCCGGTTTCGAGCGTTATGACACGCCTCAAGAATGGTGGGGGCCAGACGGTACAGAATTCGCTCCTGCCCATCCTGAGTGGCAAAACCCGCTTCCGCATGGCTCGGTTTGGATAATCGACGAAGCCCAGGACATATTTCCCCAACGCGGTAAAGACAGACAGCTCCCTGACTTTATCAAGCTGTTTTCCAAGCACGGTCATCATGACCTCACCATCTACATACTCACGCAAGATGCATCCCAGCTAGACGTGCATCTTCGCCGCAATACCAATTTAACGCTGCACATGACGCGCCCGCTCATGATGCGGAAAGCGAATATCTACACGTTCCGCGGCTATCAAGAAATGCCGAACGATGCTTGGCGCCGTAGCCAAGTCTGGAAGTCTGCTGAAACTAAAACCACGTTCAAATACAGCAAGAAATATCAGGACCTCTATGTTTCCGCATCTGCGCATGAATCTATCAAGCTGCGATTTCCGCCCAAGCTTTTATTCCTTCCTGTTCTTCTTGGGCTTGTCGTTTGGCTTTTGTATTTCAGTTATTCACGCCTCATGGGTGGTGATGAGGTAACAACCCCTATTGAGGCAGCCGCGTCGTTGGCAACCGGCGCGGTAGCGCCTGCCGACGCGGCCTCCGCTTCCACCAATACCGCAGGCAACAACAAGCGAACGCTAACAACAGAGGAATACCTCGCTCAATGGAAACCCCGTGTTCCCGGGGTTCCTAACTCGGCTCCTGCTTATGATGGTTTTGAGGTGCAGGACTATCCCCGTCCTTACTGCATCATTTCAGGCAATCCCACGACTGGGGATTGCTCTTGCTACACCCAACAAGCTACCTATCTCGACATTCCCGATGATGATTGCCGCCGCTATGTGAAGGGTGGGGTATGGGACCCTTACCGTAAGCCCTCATCCGCTCCCCAGAATGAAGGGAACACTGCTGCATCAGCCGATGCGTCTAGCACTGGCTCTGTGGTTATTCCTAATGCCGTCAATGGGTCCCAGACCTTCCCCGAGTCTCCCCACTACGTCCCCGGTGATGGGGGGTAGGGCTATGCCCTACGGTGACGCCTTACCCCGCACGCCTCCCGAAGTGACGTTCTTGCCAGTCGCGTAATTCCACGATAACAACTTTGACCTTCGTCCCCTGCCGAGCCGCTTTTTCAGCTTTACGCCTTGATTGGTGGCCCGCTCGTCGTAGCTCCATTTCGTCACGCCATGCAATGCCCAGGACGCGACGTTCGCTTAGGTGCTGACCATCTGGGGTTACGAAATATCTTCCTTCCTCGGTGAATCGCCAGCCTCGCCATGCTGGGTGTACTTCTGCTGTCACGGGTACTTCGATTACCTGCCTACCTTCCTTAGTTAAGTACTTCACATTCTGGCCTCAATGTATGGTTTAGAAGCGCCAGCAAGCTTCGTGCCAAGCCACGTTTTAACCAGTCCCCACAGGAATGACCTTCTCCGAACATAATATGCAGTAGTTTAGATGCCATAACCGTTTGAAATCAGTGGGTTGCCGAACAGGGGTATTCGGTGATCCAACAGCTTGAACACTACACGAAGGGGCCAAAAAAGCCCCCATTGCACCACCTGGGCCATCATCCAACGATTGGCGCTGAAGCGCCCGAAACGGCGGTTTCGCCCGCGTTCCGATATCACGGGGCCAAGTTCCGGCTGTCGGGCTGGGTGCAGCAGCACTTCCCGCCCCATGTCACGTATGTAGAGCCATTCGGTGGAGCGGCCGGCGTATTGCTGACCAAGCCGCGCGCCTACGCGGAGGTCTACAACGACCTGGATGGCGATGTCGTCAATTTCTTTCGGGTGCTTCAAGACCCAACCCACCGCGACCGCCTTGTCGAGCTTTGCTACCTGACGCCATACGCTCGATCAGAATTTGAATTGGCGTGGGAGCCTACAGACGATGCCGTGGAGCGGGCGCGGCGTCTGGTCATCCGCGCGCAAATGGGCTTCGGTTCTGCTGGCGCTACGAAAGGCAAGACCGGCTTTCGAATCGACACCGATCGGGCCTACGGCACATCCCAACACCATTGGGCAACCTATCCCGCAAGCTTGGCCGTCGTCGCCCAGCGATTCACGCAAGTGCTGATTGAAAACCGGCCCGCGATCGAAGTCATGCGCCAGCACGACGGGGCCAGCACGTTGCACTACGTTGACCCGCCATACCTACATTCCACACGGGTAATGTCATCGGGCAAAGCGGGTTACTACCGGCATGAAATGTCGGAAGAGGACCACATCGCCCTGTTGGACGTGCTGCTGGATCTGGAAGGCGCCGTGGTCGTTTCCGGTTACCCGTCCGCGCTGTACGACCAGCGCCTGGCTGGTTGGGCCAAGCATGAAACTGCAGCGCGTATTTCGGCAGGCCGCGGAACCGCTTTCAGAACCGAGTGCCTTTGGCTAAACGGCGTAGCTGTGGCAGGGCTCGCACCGGACTGGCGACAGGTGTCACTGGGCATGGATGGTGTCGAATGAAGGCACCAGCCACCCAGGTGTACTGGAAGGAATGGTGCAGCGACATCGCCCTGCGCCGTTGTTCCTGGCAGGCGCAAGGCGTCCTGCCGCACGTCCTGCTACTGCTGCACACGTCGGATGATCAGTACGGTGTTTTGCGCTGGCCACTGGCCGAGATTGCCAAGACCGCGGGCGTTCCGCTGAAGTTTTTACGCGAGTTGGCCGCCAAAAATGTGTTGAAAGGCGGTGACGTTTTCGAATCCGACTTTGTGCACTTTCCAACCCATGCAGGCAAGAAAGGTGAACCCATCATTCTGGTTAAAGGTGATGGCGGAAGTTGTTGGTTTCTCGCACGTTTGGTTCGCGATGAGTGGGCACGCAGACAGCGTGGCGCCGCCACTCGCTTCACTGAAGACAACCAACCCAGCCGCACACCAACCCGCCGGGTTGGTGATGGGTCAGTTAACGGCCCTGCTTTTGCTTCTGCTTCTGCTTTTGATTCTTCTAACAACACTGCGTCTGTTACTCCACTAGGGGGAGCGGAATCCCACGCGCTCGCGTTGCGTCAAATCGGGTACAGCGAATGCAGTGCGATGGAGCCGAACCTGGTTGCAGCGAAGGCGGAAGGCATCACGCCTGAAGAGCTGGTCACCATAGCGAAGAGCAAACCCGGCAAGCCGATCAGTTACCTGGTGCAGGCAGCGAGGGGCAAGCGAGCCGATGCCATCGAACGCAAGGGCGAGCCCGGCCAGGTGGTGGTGCCCATAGATCCAGCAGCCAAGGCAGCAGCCGACGAACAGCGGCGAATGGAGGATGCGCAGTACACGATCGCCAATGACTTCAGGCTGGGCATCATCGATGAGGCAACACGTGATCAAAGGCTTGCATTGCTGGTGCGAAGCCCGGCGCAGCAGGCTGCGGGGGCACGCTCGTGATTCCTTTCCTCCAATCATTGCGCGCAAACACAGTTGTTCTGGCTTCGCGCCCCTGCGCATGGGGTAGGCCTGAACCCCTTGCTGGGCTTGGGCGAACCGCTGGCGACTCTCCCGAATGTTATGGTTATGTGAAGAAAAAGGAACCGGGCCGGAACCCTTGTAAGTCATTGATTCGTAAGGGTCTAAGGCAGGCGCACCGGTCGGAGTGTCGCAGGGGGTCGTGGAACAAACGAAATCCTAACAACTCCTTAACGTTCTTAACGTTGTTCAGCTACCCCCCCTTCAAACCTGAACGGGGTTCAGCTACCTGTACCAACTACTACCTCCTCGAAAATTTGAAGAGGGTCCAGGGGGCGTTTGCCGGGTGCGTGCTGTGACGGCGGTGTTGCCGCCGGTCGCACCGCTGCCTGCGGACGCACTGGACGCGCTGCGCGGGCTGCCCAATGGTTCTGACCTGCCGGCGCACCGGCTGTGGCTGATGGGCGGCGAATTGCGCTTCAGCGAGGTTATGCGGCGGGTGGAGCGTCGCGGCCTGTCGGGCCGGGCGCTGGCCGAACTTTGGCTGTGGCTGGTGCACCTGGTGGTGGACATGGGCTCGCGTCCGGCCACCACTGGCCAGTCCTACGGCCGCACCGTGGCGCGGTTCCTGGCGTGGTGCGATGCCAACGGGGTCGACTTCACCCAGGCCACGCAGACGGAATTCGACAAGTGGCAACGGTGGCTGGCCATCGACCAGCGCAACGGCGAGCGCTGGCGCACCCAGCAGGTGTACGCGCTGCGAAATTTTTACGACTGGCGCCGCAGTCGCGGCATCGCGGCCACCAACCTGGCGGCGGATCTGACCGGGCCGAAGGCGAAGCCCAAGCCGCCGAAGAAATACACCGACGACCAGCTGCGCGCCCTGTTCCGCGCGATCGACAGCGCACGGCCGATGCGCGCTGTGCGTGACCGCTGTGCGGTGCTTTTGTTGTTGACCACCGGCCTGCGCCGCGAAGAATTGGCGGGCCTGCAGCTGTCGCAACTGGAATTGACCAGGCGCACCGGTGTGGTACGCATCCGCGGCAAGGGTGCGAAGGAACGCGACGTGCCGTTCGAAGGTCCGGTGGTCGATGCGCTGCACGCCTGGCTGGCCGAACGTGATGCGCTGCCATATCCGTTCGACCGCGATGCGCTGTTCATCGGCTTAACCGGCCCACGGCAAGGGCAGCAGCTGTCGCTGCGCAGTTACGAAACCTTGATTGCACACCACGCCGTGGCCGCGAAATTACGCGACTGGGGTATTCATCGTTTCCGCGTCACGTTCGCCACGCAGCTTTACGACGACGGTGCGGATATCGAAACCATCCGCGCCTTGATGGGCCACGAATCAATCGAAACCACGCGCCGTTACCTGGCCGTGTCGGAACGCGCACGCCGCACGCGCCTTAGTTCCGACCGACAGCACCGGGTGATGGGAACCAAGCCAACGGGTGCGCCGCTGTGGACGCGCATCGCAACAGGGGAGTTGACACGTGATCAAGGGAATTGAGTTCAGCGCCGGCGGTGATCCGCCTACGGATTTTGAAATCAGGTTGCTTCAGGCATCGCAAGCGGAATCGCCATGGGTGCTGGTGGGTCAGCGTCTGATGTTGGAACTTGGACCAAGGGTCGGCGCGACCGCGCTGGCACTGGTGCTTGATGAGTTGGGTACAGAGAAAATCTATGTGACACCACGCCGAAATTTCTTTGAACGGTTATGGGGCGTGGAGCGCGACGCGAAAATTTGTGCGTTGGCCCTGCGCAACGAATGGAGTTATGGAGAGATCGCGCAAATGTTCAAAGTTTCAAAGCAGTACGTTTTTCAGTTAGTCACGGGGAAGTCAAGCCGCCGGACCGACAAAACGCGCCGGTCGTGATAGACACACGCCCATGACCGAACCTGCCACACCTGCCAAACGCCAGCTGACGCCGGCCGAACTGCAACAGCGCCGCAATGCTGCGGCGCTGTCCACCGGTCCGCGCACGGACGAAGGCAAGGCGCGCAGTTCGCGCAACGCGTGGAAGCACGGCCTGACCAGTTCCATCCACCACGCGCATTTCGACAACGGCATGAAAAGCATGCTGGGCGCGATGGGCAAACCGTGCCTGACCACGTGTCCCAAGCATCCGGACAATCCGGATCGCACGGTGTCGGCCTGTTCGCTGGTGCAGGACGGCATCACGTCGGCCGGCGGAAGTTGCCTGGACAAGCAGGTGTATGTGCAGGCGTTCGCATCCATCATCGACGCGCTGGAAGGCGGGTCGATGGAAGGCATGCACGGCCTGATGGCGTCGGAAATTTCCGCCGCGCTGCAGATGCTGCACGAACTGCGCGCCAACATCGCAGACCAGGGCTTCGTCATGGGCATTCCCATGATCGACGACGATGGCAACGTCATCACCCGCGCCGATGGCAGCGAGGTATACGGCAAATACGTGTCGAACCCAGGCTATCCGATGATGCTGAAAACACTGGAAGTCCTGGGCATCAGCCTGCCCGAACTGCTGGCCACGCCGCAGTCGCAGGCACGCGCCAAGGTGGAAGTGGAAAAGGTCGACGCCATGCAGACCATGCTGGGCGGAATTTTCCAGCGCACCAGCGCGGCGCGCAAAGCGCAACCTGGGCGCCCCGCCATCGAACACGACGGCGGCGAATAGTGGGCCGCCAGCGCACCAGCACCGGAATCCTTCAGGCGCAGATGCTGGACCGCGGCGTGTACGACATCGACGAATTCGATGCGTGGCTGGCGGAGAGCGGCTGGACGTGGAAACGCCTGGAACGCGGCGACTACGGCATCACGCTGGATGAAGCCCTGCTGATGTTCACCTGCGAAGATCCGCTGCGCTGGTCGGAAACTTTCCTGTTTGAGCCCGACAGCGGCGAGCCGTACCGGTTCTGGGATTACCAGCGCGAAAGCATCCGCGCGTGGATGCAGGACGTGATCCACCAGGACGGCGCAGAGTGCGGCAAGACGCGCGAAATTATCGCGCTGATCGCGTGGGCCGGTTGCACGTCGATGGGCGGGCGTGTCGCCAACCCGTGGACGTTGGTGGCGGCACCGCAGACCACCCACCTGGACGAAATCACCCTGGCGCTGGAAGAACAGTTCGGCGTGTCCGATGGTGCCGGGCAGAAAACATTGATCCAGCATTTCTGGCTGAAGCCGAAAAAAACGCCACACACCATGCACCGGTTCCTGTCGCCGAACCCATTGCGTCCCGACAAGCCCAGCATTGCGCGCACGTACTACCGCCCAGGCGGCCACGACGGCGAAGCCTTCCGCGGTGTGCACGTCAACGCCTTCGGCCTGTTCGATGAAGCGGCGAAGGTGAAAAATAAAGTAATTTTCAGCGAGTTCTGGCGCGCACTGAAACCCGGGTGCCGTTCGCGGATCTATTCCGTTCCGGACGGCGACCGCAGCACGGAATACTTCCGCCTGACCCAAGCCGCGCAACTGAACCTGCCGCTGGCAAAAGAGGGCTACCGCCTGTTCCGTTGGGCGCAATCGCTGAAGCCCGCGCCGTTCTGGGATGAAAAACGCGAGGCGGACATGATCCGCCGCTTCGGTGGCCGCAACACGCCGGGGTATCAGCGCAACGTGCTGGGCGAACACGGCCAGTCGGAAAACCCGGTGTGGCCTTGGTCGGTGCTGATGCCCAACGTGGTGGAAATGCCGGACTATCGTTTCATCCGCCTGCACGCGGACGCGGAAGCGGACAGCCTGACCATCGAGGTCATGTCCGTGAAGATGACGCACAACGCCGGCCGCAAGGTTGGCGAATACGTCTGGCACGAAGACACCAGCATCGCGCTGACACCGCTGCTGAAGGGCACCGACAGCGAGCGACGCGCGGCGATGCGCGAGATATTGCGGCCGTACATTCGCGCCGTGGCGCAGGGCGTGTTCTGGGCGGGTGCCGACTTGGGCGAACGCAGCGATCCCACAGAAATCATCCTTAGCGAAGAGATCGGCCCGGTCTTCCACGACCGCGTGCGCATCCAGGCCAAGGGCTTCCCGTACCACCTGCAGGAAGAATTGATCTATGTCCTGGACAGCCTGTTCAATCACCTGCCGTTCTGGGCGGCCGACCTTGGCAGCGCCGGCACCACGGTGGTCAAGAACCTGATCAACGTGGATCGATTCGCCGATGCGAATTTTGAAGACCGCATGATCGGTTTCCATTTCCAGCAGACCGTGCCGTGCATTGGCGAAGACGGCGAAATGCTGGAGGAAGACGACCCACGCACCGGCGAGCGCAAGGAACTGACCGCGCCCGCCAAGCACTGGGCCACGCAGTGCATCAGCGCCCGCCTGCAGGCGGGCGGCTACGCGCTGCCCTATGACACCACCGCGCTGAATGACATGGCCACGCAGACCGCGCGAGCGGGCGCCAAGTGGCCGATCTACTCGAAACAAGCGGACCACCACCCGGACGCACGCCGCCAGCAGATGCTGCGGAAGCTGCGGTCATTGATCGACGACGGCGTGGGGCACGACCTGTTCGCGTCCGGCGTTGCGGAAAGGAACGCGGCATGACCACCACCACCCTGCGCCACGCGGCGCCACAGACCGAGACATTCGCATGAACCTGAAACCCATGGACTGGTTCCGCCGCAAGACCAGTGACACCGACCCCACCCACAACCAGGGCGGCGGCATTGCCGCGTCCACGCGTGACACGCTGCCGATGGGGGCGTGGTCCAGTACGTTCGCCAACTGGCAGCCGCGGAGCAAGTCGCCCTGGTTGCTGGAAGCCCTGCGTGAAGCGCTGCCCATCCTGGACGGCGGCATCAATCGCCTGGTAACACTCGACGGCATCATCGAAGTCGAGGGCGCGAACGAAAAGCTGGTGGATGAAATCCGCGAGTGGATGCGCAACGTTCCGGTCAACGATCTGGAAAGTGGCTACCAGGCGTTCTACGCCAGCCTGGGTGCGGAACACTACGAACAGGGCGTCGGCGTGGGTGAGTTCATCTACGACAGCAAGGGCCGTGACGTGATCGGCCTGCGCGTGGCCGACAGCAAGGGCATCGCCTTCGTGCGCGCGGAAAACCGCCTGCAGGTGTATTACCGCGCACCCGGTAGCGACCACGACCTGCGCAGCGATGGACTGGGTACGGTGGAATCCATCCTGCGTGGCACCAGCGGCACGCCGGTGTCGCAGGGTGCCACGCTGAAGGGCAACGGTTATGTGGAACTGGACCCCGCGCAGTGCGTGTTCGCGTTGCACCGCCCGGAAGCCGACAACCCCTACGGCACCAGCATCCTGCGCAGCCTTCCGTTTGTCGCGCAGATCCTGCTGAAGATGGAAAACGCGAGTGGCCGCACGTGGGAACGTTTCGGCGACCCGCCGTTCCACGTGCACTACGCCACCAAAAATCGCAAGATCAGTGCGGATGATGCGCTGAAGCGCGCCAACACCATCGCCACGA